ATGGTTGCTCGACCCCCTTCCGCCGCTCGTTACGCCCCAGGCTTGGAGGCGCATCTGCGCCCGCTCTCGGACCTCGCGGCAGATCCCAACAACGCCCGTGCGCACGACGAGCGCAACCTTGAAGCTATCGCGGAGTCCCTCGCCCGCTTCGGCCAACAGAAGCCGATCGTCGTTGCCGCCGACGGCACGGTCCTGGCCGGCAACGGCACGCTCGCCGCCGCCAAGCACCTGGGCTGGAGCGAGATCGCCGCCATCACCACGGACCTCGATGGCCCGGATGCACGCGGCTACGCCATCGCGGACAACCGCACCGCCGAGCTGGCCGAGTGGGACATGGTGCGGCTGTGCGAGGAGTTGCAGGCGTTGCCCCCCGACGTGTTCCAGACGCTGGGGTTCGATGACAAGGAGATGCGCCGCATCGCCAACGAAGCGGAGCAGGCCCTGCGTGCGCTACAGGACGAACAGGATCTCGACGCCGTGCCCGAACCGCCCGAGGAGGCCACGACGAAGCCTGGCGACCTGTGGACGCTGGGACGCCACCGCCTGCTTTGTGGCGACAGCGGCTCGCCCGAGGATCTCGACCGTTTGCTCAATGGTGCGCCCATCCACCTGGTGAACAGCGACCCGCCCTACAACGTCCGGGTCGAGCCGCGCTCGAACAACGCCATTCGCGCAGGGCTCTCTTCGTTCACCGCCACGCATCACCAGGGCCTGGACCTCGCGCGGCATCCGGGCAAGCGCCACGCGACGCACGATCGATTGCGAGCCAAGGACCGCCCCCTGATCAACGACTTCGTTTCCGACGAAGCCTTCGTGGAGGTGCTCCACGCGTGGTTTGGCAACATCGGCCGCGTGCTTCTGCCGGGGCGAGCGGCCTACATCTGGGGCGGGTATGCCAACTGCGCCAACTACCCCGCGGCGCTCAAGGAAGCGGGGCTCTACTTCTCGCAGGCCATCATCTGGGACAAGCAGCACCCGGTGTTGACGCGCAAGGACTTCATGGGCGCGCACGAGTGGTGCTTCTACTGCTGGAAGGAGGGTGCCGCGCACCAGTTCTACGGCCCGGCGAACGTGCCCGACCTGTGGGCGGTGAAGAAGGTCAACCCGCAGTCGATGGTCCACCTGACGGAGAAGCCCGTCGAGTTGGCCGTGCGCGCGATGGAGTACAGCAGCGTGCCGGGCGAGAACGTGCTGGATCTCTTCGGGGGCTCGGGTTCCACGCTGATCGCGGCTGAAACGACGAACCGCAACGCCTACCTCTGCGAACTCGATCCGCTCTACTGCGACGTGATCGTGCAGCGGTACGAACAGGTCACAGGCAAGACGGCCGAGTTGACCCCGTGAGCGCGCAGCCGCCCGAAGCTGAGTCCCTGGCCCCGGACGCCGCGCACCTCGAGCGCGAGGCCAAGGCCACGATCGAGTCCTACCGGGCCTTCCTGGCCTCCCCCGCCTTCCAGCACTCCGTGGACCTGATGGTGCTGGTGAAGATTGCCGGCGACGACAGCGCCGACCTGCGTGAACGGCGTCGGGCGGCCGAGGTGCTGGCGAAGCTACGGCTGCAAGCGATGGAGGCGTTGGCCGATCTGACAGGCACGCGCGAGCAGTCTCTGGACAGGCTGGGGCTCAAGACGGGTCCGCAGACCTTGGCGCTCACGCAAGTGAACCAACGAATCGAGATCGTGCGGGCGAACGACTGGCGCAACGCGCCGCCGCTGGATCCGGGTGCGGAGAGCGCAACGCCGGTCGATGTGGATGTCGAGGTACTGCCGCCACCCGCGCGCAACGGCGACGCGTTGACCGGCCACGCGGGGACCGGTCACGCGGGAAACGGGCACACTCGGCAGGAGCGGGACGATGCCGCAGATCCTGCTGCCTGAACCGCTGGCGCATCAGCTCGATGTGCTGCGCCATCCCGCCCGTCTCAAGGTCGTGGTGTGCGGCAGACGTTGGGGCAAGTCCCTGCTCGGCCTCATCGCCTGCGTCGAGGGCCACGGTCCCGCCGGCTCGGGCTTCCGCGGTGCGATCGAGGGAGCCGACATCTGGTGGGTCGCCCCGACCTACCCGCAGGGCCTGTTGATCTGGCGCGACCTGAAGAAGGCGCTGCACGGTGCGTGGATCGAGAAGAAAGAGAAGGAGATGCGCATCGTGCTGCCCGGCGGCGGGAGCATCACGGTGAAGTCAGCCGACGATCCCGATGCGCTCCGTGGCGTAGGACTCGACGGCGTCGTGCTGGACGAAGCCGCCTTCATGAAGGAGGAAGCCTGGGTCAACGGCATCCGTCCCGCGCTGGCCGACCGGCAGGGCTGGGCGCTCTTCCTCACGACGCCCAAGGGCGTGAACTGGATCCACGGCCTCTTCGAGACCGCTGGTACATCCGAGGACTGGGCACGTTGGCAGCGACCGACGAGCGAGAACCCGATCATCCCGGCCAAGGAACTCGAAGCGGCCCGGCGCGACATGGGCGAGTTGCAGTTCGCCCAGGAACACCTCGCACAGTTCGTGACCGCCGGCGCAGGCATGTTCAAGCCGGAGTGGTTCGAGGATCGCTACGAACGAATGGCAGCGCAGCACTACCGGCTGCCGGACGGCGAGGTCGTCCACCACGACCGACTGCGGCGCTTTGGCGTCGTGGACCTGGCGGTGAGCACGAAGACGACGGCTGACTACACGGTGATCGGTGCCTTCGGCCTCACGGCAAAGAAGCAGATCCTGATCCTGGACATCGACCGTGCCCGCCGCGAGGGGCCTGACATCGTGCCGGCCATGAAGCGCATGGTGGAGCGCCAGCGTCTGCCCTCCGTCTGGGTAGAGAAGGTGGCGTTCCAGTTGTCGTTGATTCAGCAGGCACGCCGCGAGGGATTGCCCGTCCGGGAACTCGTGCCCGACAAGGACAAGATCTCGCGCGCGATGCCGGCGACGGCGGCGTGCGAGGGTGGGCGCGTGCTTCTTCCGACCACGGCCCCGTGGGTGAGGGACTTCATCGATGAGGTGCTCTCATTCCCGATCGGGGCCCACGACGACCAGGCCGATTGCCTGAGTTACGCCGTTGAGGTCGCGCGCACGATGGGGGGGGCCCTGCCGTGGTGGTTGGACGGCAAGGGTGAGGACGAGGATCCGGCCCCGCACCCGCTGGCAGATCTCCTGCCGCGCTCGGCCTTCGACTCGGACGGCGCGATCCTGCCGATCTCCGAGATGTTCCGCGGCATGGGGCTGAACCACCTGCGGCGAAGGCGGTGACGCCGTGGTGGGATTCCAGCCGGACTGGGAGCCGTGGGAGGCCAAGCGCAAGGCGCTGCCGGGTCGGGCACCGTGGGAGATCCGCGAGGCCCGGCAGGACGCCCGCCTCCTGCTGATGGTGGTGCGCGCCCGGTTCGCGGAAGGCACCGTGCCGGTGGAGTACGCCGAGGCGCTGGGCCGCGTGGCCGAGGATGAGCGCGTGGGAACCAGGCAACGGCGGGTGGCCGCGGAACTGCTGGGGCGCGTCCGGCTCGCGGCGCTGGCCCGTGTGGCGGGGCGCGAGGCGTAGATTTCGCGGCGCTGGCCCGGGGTCCCGGCGCAGGTGGCGGATGCGGCGTACAGGGGCCCCTCAGGGCCCCGCCGGCCTCGCTGGCGCGGGGAACGGGCGGCCCAACGGCCGGTGCCAACACGGGGCAACCTGGGGCGTCTACGGGGACATGGAACCTAACAACGGCGGCAGGTCACGCCAGGCGGCCCCGCGGAAGGCCAAAACCGCCATCAGGGCGCAGGTTTCCCCCTAGGGTCCCCGCACGCCGGGACCGTCAGAATCGCCTTTTTTGCGAACACCAGCCTACCACGAGCCCCCGGAATCCCACGATGTTAGGTAACCCCCGGCCGCCGTCTCCCTGCCGCTACGCCTGCCCGAACGGCCCCCTGATCGCCACCCACCAAGGGCGACCACTTTGCCTTGCGATCCTGCACGAACGGAGCCCTCGTGCGTTCGCCGACGTGGCGCGGGGTGCGCGCGGGCGGCCCGGAGGCACCATGGCTCGAAGGACGAACAAGGCCGACCCGAATAGGGCGATCGCGTACCTACGCGTTTCGACGGATCGCCAGGATCTGTCGCCGGATGCGCAGCGCGCGGCGATCCAGCGTTGGGCGAAGTTGCACGGCATCGAGATCGGCCGCTGGCACGAAGATGTGGGCGTGTCGGGTGGCGCGGAGATCGACAAGCGGCCGGGGCTCCTTGCGGCTCTTGAGTCTTTGCGGGCCGAGGGTGCCGGCGTCCTGGTGGTGGCCAAGCGCGACCGGCTCGCGCGCGACGTGTTGGTGTCGGCCATGGTGGAGCGGCTGTGCGAGCGCGAGGGCGCGCGCGTCCAGAGCGCCGACGGCAGCGGTAACGGGACGGGCCCCGAAGCTGAGTTGATGCGCAACATCGTGGCGGCGTTCTCGGCTTACGAGCGTGCCATCATCCGGTCGAGGACGCGAGCGGCGCTGGCCGTGAAGCGCGAACGGGGCGAGCGGGTGGGGACGATTCCCTACGGCTACAGGCTCGCTGTGGACGGCAAGCACCTCGAGAAGTGCCCCGACGAGCAGGCGGTGGTGATGCGCGCGCGTGAACTACGGGAGGACGGTCTGTCGCTGCGGGGGATCGGGCGCGCGTTGCTCGCCGAGGGACGCAAGCCGCGCAATGCGAGGAACTGGCACGTTCAGGTGCTGGGGCGCCTGGTCGCACAGCCGCCGGCTTGAGCTGTGGGCTATCCACCGAGCAGGCGGAGTTCACGCAGCGCCTCGTGGCGTCCCATACGCCCGACCCTCTCGACGGCTGGCCATCGGCGCACTTGCGGTGTCGTCCGCCCCGTCTCCCACATACACATGCAACTGGAACTGACGCCGACGAGTAGCGCGTATTGCTGCTGCGTGAGTCGGAGGCGTCTGCGATGCGCCACGAGGACCCGGCGCGAGTAGCGGAAGGGAACGTCCCTGGCGCCGCCTCCCCTCCGGCGTGGTGTCGCCTTGGCGCGGAGCCGGGCAACTTCGGCCTGGAGGGCGCGCATGGCCCCCTCGAGTTCCCTGATCCTGACCTGATGCCGCGCCAGACACTCTCTCATCGGGCGCAGGGCGACGCGGGCCCGTCGATTGACGATCTTTTCGATGCTTGAGCGGTCAGTGGCGCGCGGCATGTTCCTCCGGCGATGCGGGCGACTCCGATGCAAGCATAGATCGCGGGGTGCCGATCCACCACATCGAGTGACTTCACCCGCGTCTCATGGTGGGGCGAGAGTCCCCCTTCCTGTTGTTACCTCGTGTCCCATGTGCGGCCTCCGATTCTGGTAGCCTTCGCGGCGTGACGCAGAAGAGGCGACAAGCAACGAAGCGAAGCCGGAGACGGGCCAAGCCCAACGCCGCGGCGCGCCGAGCAGCGGCTCACCACCACGGCGACGCGGGCCCGGACCGCATCGTTTGCCTACTCTGTGGTGAAGCGTTCCGCGCCGTGAATTTCAAGCACCTTCGTGCGGTTCATGGATTCGAGGGCGAGCATCCCGTTCACGAGTACAAGCTGCGCTTTGGACTCCGCGTAGCCGCGTGCGAGGAGGTTTGCGAGCGCGCAAAGGAAGTCCAGATCCGGCGGCACCGGCGCGCTGGTCGGCATTGGACCAAGGCTCGGATCCTGCGCGAGATCCGGCAACGCGGGAAGGCTGGGGCGTCCCTCGCACACTCCCAGGTGCCGGTCGCGCTGAGCATCGCAGGCCGGAGGATGTTCTCGAGCTGGGACGAGGCACTCGAAGCGGCGGGCTTTGATGCCGCCGAGATTCGACTGACACGTCGGTGGAACCGGGCGCGGGTCATCGAGACGATCCGTGATGCCGGCCGCCGGGGTAGCGTCGAGTTCGCTTCCGACCTCGTTGATCTCCATCCCGGGATCTATCGCGCGGCCCGCGCGTATGTCGGGGGCTGGACGCAGGCGCTGCGCGAGGCGGGTTGGCCTGGTCCGTTGGGTAGAACCCGGCAAAAGTGGAGTCTCGACATAGCCGCGCAATGGGTGCGTACGCGCCTGGAAGCAGGGCTCCCCATCACGGCCGGGTACGTTCCGGTGGGGCTTTGGGGTCGCGTCTGCCGGGAGGTGGATGGCGGTTGGACCGCATTCGTGGAGTCGCTGGGAGTCCCTTACCCGGGTCTTCGTCGGCGTAAGGACTGGACCGATGAGGAGGTCCTTGCGCAGATCCGTCGTCGCCATCGTCGGGGGCTTCCGTTGAACGTCGCGGCGGTGAAGAAGGACATCGGACAGGCATTGACCCATCAGGCCCGCAACCGCTTCGGATCATGGAATGCCGCGCTCGGCGCAGCGGGGGTGGATCCGGTGGGCGTCTGGCGAAAGCGTTCCTGGACGCCGGCCGACGTGATCGCGGGGATCAGGGCCCGATCGGATGCCGGTAGGTCCCTGCGCTACGCCGACGCCAAGGCCGATGAGCCGCGGCTTGTCAAGGCTGGTCAACGTCTGTTCCCCTCAAGTTGGGCCAAGGCACTGGCGGCAGCCGGCTTGGACCCGGCCCTGGCGCGAGGGGCCCGCGGAGGAGGGACCTCGCGGGCACGGGCGGCGGGTGCCCGGCCTCCTCGCCACAAGTAGCCGGTCGTGGCCGTGGAGCAGGGTGGAGCCGAGCGGGGGGGTGGGGCTACTCATCCCACAGTGAGGGCTGGCGGGTCGTGACGTACGCCGCGGAGCGGCACGCCGTTTCCTGGGCGCGGGATCCTCGGCCGGCGGGTAGACAGCCAAGGGCCATTGGTAGGGCTTTGCGGGCCGAAGGGCGCACCGCCAAGAGCGGAGGGGCGTGGCACCCACAGATCATGGCGCGCCTGCGTAGCGGGGGTGCTGTTAGATCGGATTCTCGCGCATGAGGTCAAGGATCACCTGTTCCCCGATTCGCTCTTCGATGATGAGACGCTCGGCGATGGCCTGCACGCGTGGCCAGCGGGCCGTCATCAGGCGCGTAGCCGCACGCCGCATGTCATCTTCACCTAGACCATCGAGAAGCAGCCCGGCCTTATCATCGTCCCCGCCGGCCGCATCGAAGCCCGCCCCTTCTGCGTTCCACATGTGCCACTTGGGCTCATAGATGTCAGCCGCCGCCCGACCCGCGTAGAGGGCAATGACAACAGGACGGCGAGCCGATCGTGGAGCGTTGAAGCTTGGGAGTGGGTCTGACCGCGTGCGCCCAGCCCAGCCATCATCTCGTGCTGCAATCTCTACGAAGTCCACTGTGCCACCGCGCTCAACATGGGCGACGACGTGCCCGGCCTCGTGGTACGCCGCGATCGCGCGCTGGACATCGGCGGCCGGTTGTTCGGACTCATCTGCGGACGACTTGCGTTCCATACCGTCACGATAGTTTGCGGCTGCGACTGGTCTCTTGGTGTCTCGGGGCATGTCTCGCCCGTGGGGCTCCATTTTTTGCCGATTCGAGACATCCGAGACTTCCGAGACATCGTGTTGTCGCTACTGCGGGTCCAGTCACATGGCACGGCGTCGGTGGTGGGCGGGGGGCGCAGGACTGCTCGCGCCTCGCGGAAGCAACCGTGCAGCGATGGGCGGCGCTGAGATCCGATGTCACGACCCAGCATTCAGGAGCGAGTGGCAAGACGCCGCCCTGGCTAGCTGTGGGCCGCCCCATACCACCCGCGACTTGATGTCTCGGATGTCTCGATATCTCGAAATCCATGTTACTTGGGCTGCGGGACCGAGCCATTGGGTGAGACATCGAGGCCGCGCAACGGCGTAGTCTCGAGTGCTGATCCCCGGCGGGGGCGCTCCCGCGCGCACGCGGGCCGTCGTTGGTCCAAGCCAGAATGGTGCAGCCCTCGGCCCGTACAGCCGAGGCTCCCCCGCGGTGTCGGGTGGCCCGGTTCAGCCCCGGGCCGCCCCTCCGCTCTGCATGGAGGCTGACCATGCCGACTGACCTCATTGGTTGCGCACGAAACGACGCTGACCTTCCCGATCCCTCGTGGCTCGTAGTGCGCCGCGCGTTCGTGGCGTGTGGGATTACGCCTCTCACCGAGCCCGAACCTGATCCGGCGCGATCCGCGCTGCGAAACGTGCTTAAGCGGCTGCTACTGGACGGATGGGATGACTTGCCAACCGGCATACAGTCCTGGGTCAAGTTGGTCGGAATGACTGACGATCCACGCATGGCTCGCTACCACCTCGCCCGTACGTTGACCGAGTTGCCGGCACTTCCCGTCGACGACGAGTACGTTGATGAACATGGGCGCAGGGTGCGCGAGCGAACGTGGAAATTGGATGACGGGCAGCGAGCCCACATGGGCGAACGCGATCCCCAACACCCAACATGCTTGGATCCCGCGCTTGCGGGCGCAGCGATCGCTCTGCTGGGGCTGATCGAAGTCGAGGGCACGCGCAGTCAGCCCAGCCGGTACGTGGGTGATTTCTCAGCGTACAACGTATTGCGTCGAGTTGCCGATGAAACGCGGTGGCCTGAACCGCTGCGAACTTCCATGTTGGAAGTCGTGGAGCAGCGTTGCGTGGATTCTGTTGCCTTCGCGCAGGCGGTCGAGGCGTCCGCACTTGCACCGGCCGACCTGGGCGCTGCTGCCCGCGACGAGTGGACGCCGGAGCGATCCCTTGCCGAAGAGATCGAGTACTTCGCCAGCCACATAGACGCGCTCCTCGGGTATGGGAAGTCGAAGGGGTTCGCGTTGTACAGGTCGGAGTCCGAACTCCGTGGCTGGCACGACACTACCGTCTCGGAGAAGATCATCACGGGCCGCCGGCAGTGGATTGGGCGGACCGTGTTGTCGGGAAGGCGCATCCGTACCCTGCTTGCGCCGAGGGGTGAGAGCACCGTCATTGTCAGCCAACTACTGGACTGCATCGACCACGATCAACTCGCAGAGATCAAGCCGCTTTGGCGGGAGTGGAAGGCCGAGTTGCGCGACTACGCCATCAGGTCCACTGCGTCGCCCGAGGAGGCGGGGGGGCCAGGGAACACCCACGATCTGGTTGATGAGGCCAAACCGGCCTCCCAAACAGCGGCGGTTCCAAGTGTGGATCTCCCGAACGAGGCCAACAACCCGACGCAGACGCCGCCCAGCAAAGACGAGTGGCGAGCCTGGGCCTTGTGCAACCAGATGGGCTCCACCCAGAAGATGGCATCGGAGAGGATGGCAGTGGAGACGAGGCACAACTGGTATCAGTCCAAGGTGAGCCGGGCAGTCAAGAAGGTCGAAACACACATGGCCCGAGGAGGGAGGATGCCGGACTTCCTCGCGCCATCCGCCGGGTCCCGGTCCCCAGGTCGCATCCGCACGATCGACCCATCCTTGCTCGACAAGGGCAGTCCCACGACGCACACTCAGCGCCCAAGGCCCGATGATCCCAAAAACACGTGATCGCGTATGCAGTCGTGATGCACGTCCAATCAGGCAGTATCTAGCAGTATTCAACATTATGCACTCAGTGGAGTGCATATGCGGCGTGCATGGGTGGAGCGGAGAGTTCCGCCCATGGAGCCGCAGAAATGAAGTCTCGTACCCACCTCGATGACGCCGCCACCATCGCGGAGCGCCTGGGCGTCACGCCGCGCACCGTCCTGCGCTGGGCCCGCCGCAGCAAGATCCCCGCCATCAACTTGACCAAGAAGGTCATTCGCTTCGACTGGCCCGCGGTGTTGGCCGCTGTCCGATCGGAGCAGTCATGAAGCCCTCGACCGGCCCCGGGGGCGCGGGTGCCCCCAGTAGATCAAAGACGACGGAACCGCCTGAGCAGGCGGCCGATGTCAGCAAGACGATCTTCGAGAGAGAGGATAGAGTCCGCGAGTCCCAGGCGGACACGCTCATCCGACTCGTAGACGCTGCCGATGTCCACGCTTGGCGGACGCCTGGACAAGACCTCTACGTCACCCTGATCGACAATGGCCGCGCGGAACACTTCCCTGTCAAGTCCAGCCACTTTCGCCGGTGGCTTCGGCTCCAGTTCTACATCGCGCACGAGAAAGCTGTCCGCAACGAAGCGATCAGCGACGCGATCGGGGTCTTAGAAGGCCGCGCGATGCTCGGGTCGGAGCATGAGATCTACACGCGAGTTGCCGGGTTCGAAGGCCGCATCTATATCGACCTTGCCGACTGCGAGCGGCGCATCGTGGAGATCGACAAACGTGGGTGGCGTATCGTCACCGAGGCGCCGGTTCGCTTCCGCCGCCCGGCGGGTACGCTGCCCCTGCCGACACCCGTTCGCGGCGGGAGCGTGGACGATCTCCGTCCGTTGATCAATGTACCCGACGACGATGCTTGGGTCTTGCTGGTCGGATACCTGCTCGGGGCCCTGCATCCCGACGGCCCCTATCTTGTCATGGTGATCTTGGGTGAGAAGGGGACTGCCAAGTCCACCGCGACCCGCATACTCGTGATGCTGCTGGACCCCAAGGATGCGCCGCTGCGTCGTCCCCCTCGTGGGGAGCGCGACCTCGCCATCGCCACGCGCCACGGGTGGGTGATCGCGCTCAACAACGTATCGTCTCTGACTCCGCTGCTCTCGGATGCGATCTCAAGCATCGCTACTGAGGGTGGATTCGTCACACGTTCCCTGTTCACCGACGACGGAGAAGCCCGATTCAAGGACCGACGCCCGGTGATTCTGAACGGTATCCCGGACTTCGTGACCCGGGGCGACCTCGCGGACCGATCCGCGAAGCTAACGCTTGCGCGAATCAGTGATCACGACCGGCGCGAGGAGGCCGACATCCTCTCGGAGTTCGCGCGCCTGCAACCCCAGGTCCTTGGTGCGTTGTACGACGCTGTCGCCTGCGCCCTTGAACGGTCTGACTCTGTCATCTTGGATCGGTCACCGCGAATGGCGGATGCTGCACGCTGGATCACCGCGGCGGAACCGGCGCTCGGCTGGAGACATGGGCGCTTCCTCGCAGCCTTCGAGCGCGCGTTGAACGAATCCAATGCTGCCGTCGTGGAGTCGGACGCCATCGCGCTGGCCGTGCGTGAGTTCGCCACGTCTGACGACTGGCGCGGCTCGGCCACCGAACTTCTTCGGGAGTTGAGCAAACGAAACCAGGACGAATCAAAGCTGAGCGACTGGCCCACAAGTCCGCAGGGGCTCGCCTCAGCCCTTCGGCGTTGCGCGCCCGAACTGCGTTCCGTTGGCGTGCTCGCAGTCCAGGACGAGAGAGCCGACTCGTCGCGTCGCACGAAGCTATGGACGATCCGGCGAATCGCGGCGGACGGTGAAGTCGATGCGTAGGTCACAGTCCATACCTCACTTGGTTGCAGAGGGCCTCGCGGCCCTGGCCCGTGGCTGGGCCGTCACGCCTCTTCGGGGTAAGCGGCCCGTCCTCGATGCCTGGCAGGTCGGCCCCGTACCATCGGATGCGGATGTGCGGCGCTGGGTCGGCGGTGGCTACAACCTCGGCCTACGGACGGGCCATGTATCCGGCGTCGTCGTGGTGGACCACGATCCGCGCCATGACGACGGCACGGCACTGCCGATCTTGCCTCGCACTGTGACCGTCCGCACTGGTGGTGGGGGACACCACTACTACTTCCTCTGTCCGGCCAACCCGCCCCCCAACTCCAGCGGCCGCATCCACCCGGGTATCGACATCAAGAGCGAGCGCGGTCAGGTGGTGCTACCCGGCTCGATCCATCCTGACACCGGGGTGCCCTATGCATGGGCCGAGGGGCTGGACCCACGTTCCGTTGCGCTGGCTGAGATCCCTCCGGATCTGCTCGCCCTTGCCGCAAGGCCGGCGGCGGTCACCCCTGTCCCACGCGCGCTTCCCGAAGGACTGCGGCCTGACGTCGCGGTGCGCGTCCAGCGAGCCCGCGCGTGGCTGGCGAAGGTGCCCGGTGCCGTCTCCGGCGAGGGCGGACACGACCGCACGTTCTACGTCGCTTGCCGGGTTGCCTTGGGCTTTGATCTCGACAATGCCACGACACTCGCGCTGCTCTCCGAGTGGAACCAGACATGTTTGCCGCCGTGGGCCGAGATTGAACTACGCCACAAGGTCGTTGATGCGCTGAATCAGCCTGGTGAGCGGGGTTACATGCTCAGGGATTGGCGCTGTGACGACCGGGTCCCTACCTGGGCCATCACCGCGCTCCATGCCGCTGGCGTCCCGCGCGTCGTCGTGCCCCGGCGCGTGTCCCGACGCACGATCGCATTGCTGAACACGGGCACCGACGCCCGCTACGTCGCCCCAGAAGGTGGCCTGGATGGCGCGCGGGCGGTGTTCGCGGCCTCAATGTCGCTTCTCGCGGCCGGACTCCCCGAAGGGGACGTGGCGCGCGCGCTTGCTCTGTCCGCGCTGCGTCGGGTCATCGACCAGCAGGGCGATCAGGCGGCGCGTTGGCTCGCACGCCGCGTACTCGCAGCGCGACGTGCACTCGAACGTCCCCAAAGGAGGTCCAGGTGAAGGCAGACTCACCCGGCCGCCACGAACTCGCCGCCCTGCTGGCTACGGCCTACCTGCGCGTCCTCGAGGAACGCGCGACGCCGCTGCCCACGCCGCGGCGTGACGCGATGCAGGGGGCCGACGCGCCGTCGGCCTCGCCCTGCGCGGAGCACGTGGAGGTGGCGGAATGACGTGCCCCTGGTTCATCCTGGGCCCCGGCACAGAGGCGTGCCCCCTTACGTCACCACCTTCCCGCGCCCTGGGCGGCGCATCGCATCGACCGCACCCAGATCCAATCACAGCAAGGAGTTCCCACATGTGTAGCGAGTACTCAGTGTCCGTCCTCACTCTCGTTCAGCCCGGCGCTGCAGGGAGGCCTGTCACCGCGCAGGATCTCCAGCGTATCCGTGAAGCCGTCCTGGGCTATCAGCGCACCTCTTACGTGCCTGCGCCCGATACGTTGCCGAGCGACCAGGAAATCGACGGGACGGCATCAGCCGCCCGGCATGTTGCCCAATCCATCGCGCGAGGAGCGTTGTCTGGAGCCGTTGAGCTGCCTGCACCTCCCGGCTCGCGGACGTTCATCGTCGATAGCCAGGGGCGCATTCTGGCCCACTACGACACCCCGTTCGCGGGGGATGAGCGTGGGTCCGCGCCGTGATGGGGCAGGCAATGACTCTGGCCAGCCAGCCGTGGCGCGCCGTCTTGCCCCCTCTGGCCGATGTCGGTTTTCCTGCAGACATCACTGGATGTCTCGCGCCCACAGAGCCCTTGTGTCTCGCGACGGCGGGAATCGGCCCGCCTGAACGGAGGCAACGATGACTTTGAAGTTCAACGACGGCGTGCAGTTCGACCCCAGCGGCGAACTGCGCGTCGAGAAGCGCCACGACGGCCTGTACGTCGTGGGCGAAGGCATGGTCTGCGCGGTCGAGACGCGCGAAGAGGGCGAAGAGCTGATCAAGAAGCTGCGCCGGCGGCTCAACAAGGACGGTGGCGAGTGATGGCGGCACGCAAGAAGAAGGCGGCGAACAAGGGCGCGAGCAAGCGCACGAAGGCGCGCACGCCTGCACCCGAGCGCATCGAGCGCACGTTCAAGGGCAAGCGCCACACCGTGACAGTGACTGACGAGGGCTTTCGTTACGCGGGCAAGGACTACCGCTCGCTGACGGCCATCGCCAAGCAGATCACCGGCTACCCAGCCGTGAGCGGCCCGCGGTTCTTCGGCACGACGCAGCCCAAGGCCCAGCCCAAGACGAAGGCCACGAAGAAGGGCGGTGCGGAGTGACCGCGCACAGCCCCGACGACGTGCGCGCGGCCTTCCTCGTGGCGGCCCGGGCGTTCCTCACCGACGCGATGGACGAGGCGGGCGGCCTCGCCATGCAGGCAGAGGAGGCCGAAGAGGCGCTGGGTGGACCTGACACCGGGCGCGCAACGCGCCGCCTTCGAGGCGTGCTTCGGGGGTGCTGCATGACCACGGCCAAGGAGAAGAGCGTCGCCGCCGAGGTCCTGGCGCTCCAGAACCTGAGCGTCGGTGACCTCCGCACCCGGTACGCCGACCTGTTTGGGGAGACGACCACGTCACGCAACAAGCCGTGGCTGTTTCGGGCTTGCGCGTGGCGGGTTCAGGAACTCGCCTTCGGTGGGCTATCGGAGCGCGCCAAGCAGCGCGCGAAGGAACTGGCGCGCGAGAGCGACGTTCGCCCGCGTGGCAAGAGGGCCGACGCGGTCATGCAAGCGGCGACGGGCGGAGGCGAGCGCGTAGTGGCATTCCGCCCTGCGCCGGTGTCCAACGCGCCGCCGCCCGGCACGGTCTTGACGCGCACGTACAAGGGGCAGGAGATCCGCGTGCGCGTGATGGAGAGGGGTTTCGAGTACGACGGTCAGCCCTATCGATCCTTGAGCGCCGTCGCCAAGGCGGTGACGGGGTCGCATTGGAACGGGCGCGCGTTCTTCGGGCTGAAGAAGGGCTCGGCGTGATCGCAGCCACGTCCCGCAACGGCCACGCGAAGGTGCAGCGGACGCCGGTGGTCCGCTGCGCCATCTACACGCGGCAGTCCGTCAGCGACGGCAAGGACCAGGAGTTCTCAAGCCTCGACGCCCAGCGCGAGGCCGCGGAGAGCTACATCCAGAGCCAACGTGGGCGCGGCTGGATCGTGCTTCCACGCCGTTACGATGACGGCAACGCGTCCGGGGCCACGGCGGAGCGACCCGCGCTCCAACGCCTCCTTGATGACGTGGATGCGGGCCTGATCGATTGCGTGGTGGTCTACAAGATCGACCGGCTCAGCCGTTCCATCGCGGACTTCGTGGCGCTCATGGCACGCTTCGACGATCGGGGCGTGGCCTTCACGGCGGTGACGCAACAGTTCGACACCACGAGTTCGGTGGGGCGCTTGACGCTCAACCTGCTGACGTGCTTCGCGCAGTTCGAGCGCGAGACGATCGCGGAACGGACGCGCGACAAGATGCACGCGGCGCGCAAACGCGGCAAGTGGACCGGCGGTCCGCCACCGCTCGGCTACGACGTACACCCGGACGGCGGCAAGATCCTGGTGAACGAGAGCGAGGCCGAACAGGTCCGCGCCATCTTCGATCTCTACCTGGACGTCGGCACCTTCGCGGCCACGGCCAAGACGCTCAGCGACCGCCGCTGGACCACGAAGGCTTGGACGACGAAGGGCGGCCGGGAACGGACGGGCGCGCGCTTCACCCGAACGAACCTACGTGCGCTGCTCTCGAACCCGATCTACATCGGCAAGACGCGCTTGAAGGGCGAGCTGTTCGAGGGCGAGCATGAGGCCATCGTGGAGCGCGGGACCTTCGACGCCGCGCAGGCGATGATCTTGAAGAACCGGACGACGGGCGCTGGCGGCCACCGTCGGGGCCGAGGTTCCGCCCTGTTGGCCGGCCTGCTGCGCTGCGCGTCCTGCGACGCCTCGATGAGCCTGGCGCACACGACGCGCCGTGGGCGGCGCTACGAGTACTACGTCTGCCGCACGACGCGCACCGAGGGCTGGGCCGCCTGCGAGACGAAGTCCGTGCGCGCCCATGAGATCGAGCGCCTCGTGGTCGATCAGATCCGCGCCATTGGCAAGGACGCCGCTTTGCGCGCTGAGGTGCTGGCAGTTGTGCGCGAGCAGGCAGCGGATGTGGACGAGGCGGACCTGGAACGGGCCCTGAGGCTGTTCGAGCCGGTCTGGGAGGCGCTTCACGCCAAGGAGCAGCAGCGCGTGCTGGCGCTGCTCATCGAGCGCATCGACTACGACGCCGCCGCGGGAACCGTGGGCTTCGTGTTTCGGCCCAGCGGGATCCAGGCGCTGGCCGGGGAGGGGCAGGCATGA